CCTAATAAAATTATAGTTAATCCATCATTTATTAGTGAAAAATATATTATTACTAATAGTAAAAAAGAAACTATTGAACCTCCTAAAAAATATTGGATACAGCGAATATTTCAAAAGAAACACACAATTGCTGAAATTAATATTATTGAGAAAAGTCCATATATTAAAGAAACTCAAAATCAATTTATTCAAATAATTAAATAATGATAAAAAACATAATAATTGACCCTGGTCATGGTGGAATAAATTCTTAGGGTATTTATACTACTCAAGGTAAATCATATAAGTTCCCTAATGGTGAAATAGCATATGAAGGAGTCATTAATAGAAATATTTCAAAAGCATTAGGTAATAAATTAAAAAGTAATGGTTTTAATGTTATTTATACTGTAGACCCTTCTGATCCAAATGATATTAGTTTGGGAGAAAGAGTGAGAAAAGCAAATATATATTCATCTAAAGATTCAGTATTTGTATCTATTCATAATAATGCAATGGGTAAACCTGGAACTGCAAGAGGATTTGAAATTTTTACAACATTTGGATAGAATAACTCTGATAAATTAGCAGAAAGTATTTATAATGAAGTTGCTAAATTATATAATAAACTTAATTTAAAATTAAGATATGATTTTGGTGATAAAGATTATGATAAAGAAGCAGGTTTTTATGTAATAAAGGGAGCAAATATGCCAGCTGTATTAATTGAATGTTTATTCTTTGATAATTATGATGATTATACAAAGTTAAAAGATAAAATGTTTATTGAATCACTTGCAAATGCTATATACTTGGGTATTCAAAATTATATAAAACAGTAAAAAAAGTTTATAACATAAATAAATTATTTATTTAACTATAAGTATATAATTTATTACCTTGTATAAACGATTTAAAATTTATAATTTTGCATTTGATATAATAATTTATTAGAAGTAATTTATGGGAGAATTAAGTTTTGAAAATATTATGTCTGGGGATGAAATTGATAATTTATTTGTAGACTCAGACGAAGAGATAGTTACACCTGAAGCGGATGTAACTGAAGAAAAAAAAGATAAAGAAATTACAGATACTACTGAGGTTAATGTAGACACATTGTTTACGGATAAACCAGAGAGCGTAAGTAGTGGAACAGAAGAAAATCAAGAGGTAGAGAAAGATACTCCTTCAAGTAAGGAAGGTTCTTCTCCCAAAAACTTCTACTCTTCCATTGCCAAAGCCTTGCAAGAAGAAGGTATCTTTCCTGACCTTGATGATGACACAACCAGTAAGATTACTACTCCAGAAGATTTTGCAGAAATTATTGAAAAAACAATTCAATCAAGATTTGATGAACGTCAAAAAAGAATTGATGATGCATTAAATTATGGAGTTGAAGTAACAGAGATTAAGAGATATGAGAATACTATTCAATATCTCGATTCAATTAAAGACGATGTATTAACTGATGAAGGAGATAAAGGAGAACAATTAAGAAAACAATTGATATTCCAGGATTTCGTTAACAGAGGATATAGTCAAGAACGAGCTCAAAGGGAAGTGACAAAATCATTAAATGCAGGAAGTGATATTGAAGATGCAAAAGAGGCTTTAAAGAGCAATAGGGATTTCTTTGAATCATAGTATAATACTATGGTTGAAGAAGCAAAAAAGGAAGAATAGAAATCAATTGAAACCAGAAAAGAAGAAGCTATTAAATTAAAGAAATCTTTACTGGAAGATACTAAAAGTTTTGGTGAAATACAACTTGATAAAGCAACAAGACAAAAGATATTTGATAACATAGCAAAACCTGTTTATAAAGATCCTGAAACTGGAGAATTGTATACTGCAATTCAAAAGTATGAAATGGATAATAAAACAGAGTTTATGAAAAATCTTGGTCTGTTATTCACACTTACAGATGGTTTTAAAAGCCTTGACAAATTAGTCAAAGGTAAAGTAACAAAGGAGATTAAAAAGGGATTGAGAGAATTAGAAAATACTCTTAATAATACCTCTAGAAATTCTGATGGTAATTTAAAATTTGTAAGTGGAGTAGAAGAAGATCCTGAAGCTTTCATAGGCAAAGGTTGGGATTTGGATATTTAATAACATATTATACGAAACACATTATTAATTTTTAAAAAATAAATTTATGGCTGGAAAATTAGGTAAATTTCAGACGATTGGATTTAGTCATTGGAAAGGCTTAACAAAGGATAATCACCTTGGCTCAATATTTCAGATGGCTCCACAAAAAGCTACTAATTTAATGGTTCAACTTTTAGCTTACTATAGAGGAAAAACTTTGGATACTTTCCTAAGTCAATTCCCTACAAGAGAGTTTGAAGATGATACCGAATACTATTGGGACGTTATTGGTTCTAGTAGAAGAAATATTCCATTGGTAGAAGCAAGAGATGAGAATGGTGTAGTTGTAACAGATGCATCTGGTAATGTAGGTGCTGGTACAGCTCCTTTCTATTTAGTATTTCCTGAAGATTGGTTCGCTGATGGTGAAGTAATTGTAGGTAATTTAAATCAAGTATATCCATTTAGAATACTGACTGAACCAAAGATGGAAGGTACAAATGCAGTATATAAAGTGGAATTGATGGGTGGTAATACTGCTGGTGTTCCCGCAGAAAGATTACTGGCTGGTGAAAGATTCTCTATTGAATTTGCTCCTGTAGAAAAAGCCTTATCTAGAAAAGTTGGTGACGTAAGATTTACTTCTCCTGTTTCTATGAGAAATGAATGGTCTACAATCAGAATTCAACACAAAGTTCCTGGTAACATGCTTAATAAGAAATTGGCTGTTGGTATTCCTGTAACTAAAGCAAATGATGCTGGTGGTTTGACTAAAACTACTGCTACTATGTGGATGCACCATGTAGATTGGGAAGTTGAACAGCAATTCTCTGAATATAAAAACAATGCACTTGCCTTTGGTACTTCTAACAGAAATGCTAATGGTGAATATATGAACTTTGGTAAATCTGGTGAAGTTATTAAAACTGGTGCAGGTTTGTTTGAACAAATGGAAGTTGCAAATACTATGTATTTTAATAACTTCTCATTGAAACTTTTGGAAGACGCTCTTTATGAATTGTCTGCTTCCAAACTTGATTTTGGTGATAGATATTTCTTGTTGAAAACTGGTGAAAGAGGTGCTATTAAATTCCATAAAGAAGTATTGAAAACAGTATCTGGATGGCAAGCATTTATTCTTGATAACAGTTCTACTAAAGTTGTAGATAGAACTCAATCTCAATTGCATAATAATTCTCTTACTGCAGGATTCCAATTTGTAGAATACAAAGCACCTAATGGTGTTAGAGTTAAAATTGATGTTGACCCTTTCTATGATGATCCAGTAAGAAATAAAATTTTACATCCTGAAGGTGGGGTTGCAATGTCTTATAGATATGACCTTATGTACATTGGTACAATGGATCAACCAAACATTTTTAAATGTAAAATCAAAGGTGATACTGAATATAGAGGTTATCAGTGGGGCTTTAGGAACCCGTTCACAGGACAGAAAAACAATCCTTATATGTCGTTTGATGAAGACGCAGCTGTTATCCATAGGATGGCAACATTAGGAATTTGTGTACTTGATCCTACAAGAACAATGTCATTGATTCCTGCTATATTGCAAGGATAATAATAATTTACATAGGGGAGGGTAATCCCTCCCTTATTTTTTAAAATAATAATAGAGAAGATTAAAAATGGCAAAAAAATTAGAAGTAGAAGAATCTAAGGTAAATTACACTAATGATATCATGTTAGATGATAGTGAATTAGCAAATGAATCACTCTCTGAAATAGAGATTGAGAAACCAGTATTTAAAGAAATTAAAGGTAGAAAAGAAAACGTTCAATCGTTAAATAGTCCAATGATTAATTGTCTTAGAAAAGAAAGAGTTCTTGTAAGACATATACCAAAAGAAGGTGGCATGATTTCAAATCCCAAACATATTTTATATGGGGGAATGGCTGAAAGTGCAGTTAGATATTTTACAGTACCAAAATTAAGTTCAGGTATGTATGTAAATGTTCTTACTGATTAGGAAAAAGAATTCCTTGAAGAAGTTATGGGACTTGAATATAACGCTTTAAGCATTTATAAGAAAGTTGATAATTATTGGGAGAATAATATGGTTAGATTAACTAAACAAGATAATATTCTTGATTTATCAGACCCAGAATAGTATATTAAATATAAAATATTATTAGCCAATAAGAACTTTATTGCACCTTCATTAGAAATATTAACTGATTATCCTAAAGCTACTTATCAATTTGTGATAATTGCTGAAGGTGAGGAAACTAAGACAGCTAAAGATAACATGAGTGTAACAATGAAGTGTTATAAGGAATTTGGTAAAGTTGAAAATGATATTGATGTATTGAGAACATTGGTTGAAACTATTGACGGAAGACCAACTTCTACTAATGTAAAACTTGAGTTTTTACAAACAAAAGCTAATTCATTAATTCAGGCAGATAGTAAACTATTCTTGAAAACAATAACAGATCCGTATTTACCAACTAAAGTACTTATTAAGAAAGCTATTGAGGCAGGGTTAATTGCAAATCGTGGAAACTATCTTTATTTAAAACAAGATAATTCTCCATTGTGTGAAAATAATCAAGAACCTACTTTAAGTATAGCAGCTCAATATTTAAATAATCCTAAACATTAGGAAGTAAAATTAACGTTAGAAGCAAAATTGAAATAATATGACGACTCAAGAATTTTCAGATCAATTTGATGTTTTATATAATAATATAATGAGTAACCAAGCTCCTGGTTTAGATGAATACGAGAAATCTGTTTTTCTGACTAAAGCACAATATGAAATTATAAAAAATTATTTTAATCCTAAAAGTAATAAAAATCAAGAAGGGTTTGATGATTCACCTAAAAGACAGATTGATTTTTCAAATTTGATGGCTGCTAAAAAACAAACAACTGCTGTTACAACTCCTACAACTTATGTTAAATTTGATAGTAGAAGTGTTTTATATGAAATGCCATCTGATATATTATTTGCTTTAAATGAAACTGCGATTGTTACAGAAAATTTAAAAACAAGATTGATAACAATAGTACCAATAAGTTTTGAAGAATATGCAAGGATATTATCTAAGCCTTATAAACAACCTTTGAAAAATCAAGGATGGCGATTACTTAATACTGGTATGAATGGAACAACTCAAGCTAGAATATCAGAAATTGTAGTTAAAGCTGGAGCAACAGTTTCAGATTATATAATTAGATATGTAAGAAGACCAAAACCTATTATACTTACAACATTAACAGAAACGAATGTTAGTTTAGATGGAGAAACAGATGTAACAGAATGTGAATTAGATCCTATATTACATCCTGAAATTTTACAGAGAGCTGTAGAATTAGCTAAAAATGCATATGGGGGAGATTTAAAAAGTACCGTAGATTTAGGACAAAGAAGTGAATAACAAACAAATAAATAATTATGACTACACAAGAATTTAGTAATACATTTGATACACTTTTAAATAGTTATAGTAGTTAGGGATTGTTTGGTGAACAAGCTTCTAGAGGAGAAATTGTTTTAGATGAATATGAAAAATCAGTATTATTAACTCAAGCACAAGATATCATTATAAAATAGTATTTTGAAGGTGGAGGAGTTAATGGTGGTTTTGATGATTCAGCAAGAAGACAAGTTGACTTTTCTAACCTTATTACTGTAGAAGAAATATCTAAAGCAACATCACCACTACCTACGGCTAATTATGATGAACGAAGCATTATATTTAAAACACCACAGGTATTGTATGTGTTGAATGAAAAAATAGTAGTTAGCACTACTGTGGGTGAAGTTACAACTAAAAGACAGTATGTGGTAGTTCCTATTAATTATAAAGAATATGATAGGCAAATGTCTAAAGCATATGCTCAACCTTTAAAGAAACAAGCATGGAGATTATTTCAGGATGGTGGAGTTTCTACATTAGATTTATATTCTGAGATAATTCCTGTTGAAGGTTCAATTAGTAATTCTGAAGTGCCTAAATATAAAATTAGATATATTCGTAGACCAAAACCCATTGTATTAGTTAATTTAGATTTTGCTACTCAATCAGACCTTGAAATAGATGGTGTTAAAACAGTGAGTGAGTGCGAATTAAATCCTATAATGCATATGGATATTCTTAATAAAGCAGTTGAATTAGCTTATACTACAAGAGGTGGTAGATCATCAAAATCAACAGATAAAGATTAATAATTATGACAATAGCAGAATTTTCAAATGAGTTTGATGTTTTAATAGATAGTTATAGAAGATTTAAAGACTTTGATGATAAATAGAATTTAGATTCATTGGACTTTAATGAATATGAAAAATCTGTATTTCTTACAAGAGCTCAAGAAGATATTGTTATATCATTATATAATGGTTTAAATTTAACTCAAGACTCTTTTGAAGGAAGCGAAGAAGTTCGCAGATATCTTGACACATTAGTTAAAACAATAAAAACATCAACTTCTTTAACAAATATTACTAGTGGGGCAAATGCAAATTCTGTATTTTTCTCATTACCTACAAATACTGATGTATGGTTTATAGTATATGAAGCTGTTAATTTAGAAGATAATAATTTAAAATGTACTGGTAAATAGGAAGTTCCTGTAGTACCAACAAAACATGATAATCTACAAAAAGTCCTTAGAAATCCTTTTAGAAGACCTAACGAAAGAAGAGTTTTAAGATTAGATTTAACAGGAAACATGGTAGAGTTAATATCAAAATATCATATATCTGATTACATTCTAAGATATATATCAAAACCAGAACCGATTGTATTAGTAAATTTACCAGATGATGTAAAAATTAATGGAGTTGGTACAGTAAATGAATGTAAATTAAATTCTGTAATACACAGATCAATATTGGAAAAAGCAGTTCATTTTGCTTTAACAAGTAAACTTGGAACTATTCAAAAATAATAATAATAATAAAACCTATGTAATGTAGGAAATGTTTAATTTAATACATAATTAAAAATGGCAACATTTAGCACAAATCAAGTAAGAAATCTTTATGTAGCGAAAGCTATGGGTACTGTAGGGGAAGCATCTGCAGATGGAACAATTCAAGCAGCAAGTGATCTTGCAAAAACCCATTTGTATTTTAAATACAAAAGTCCTGGGGGTCAGGTAAGAAGTGATCTTATTAATATTGCAAGCATTACTTCTGCAAAAGCAACAGATGCTAGCAATTTAGTTCATAAATTGACAAAGTATAAAGTAGCTTTGGATAGTACAATTAATTCAGGAGCCCCTATCGCAGGATAGGATTACATTCTTAGAATTGCATTTAGAAATTATATTGGTTTATCTGAAGAAGATCAATATTTCAAATATGGTACTGTTCATGCAGTTACTAATATGACAGCAGAAACATTTTATCAAACTCTTGTAGCTTCTTTGAATAAGAATTTCTCAAGAGAAAATTCTAAACTTTTAGATTTTTATTTAGATGGTACAAAAGCTACAGTGGCAATGACTACTAACGCAGGTGTTACTGTAACAGCTAATAGTGTTGGTAGTGCTGGAAATAATATCAGATTTGCTGTAGCTTCTGTAGCTGCTGCTACTGCTGGAGTAACAGTCGCTACTGTGTCTGGAGTAACAACTATCACTGCATCTTTAACAGCTGCTGCTAAAACTATTGGTGATTTGAAAGCTCTTATAGCATCTAATCCTACTGCTAATGCTCTTGTAACTATTACTGGTACTGATGCAACTGCTGTAGCTGCTGAAGTAACTGCAGTAGCTCTTACAGGTGGATCAACAACAGGTGTTATTCTTGAAGAAGCAGAACAACCTTGGTATCTTGGAACTATGCCAGTAGCTTATATGAACTTTACTGTTCAGCCAACTACTATTTTTGATGGAACTGAAGAAAGAATTTGGGGTACAATTACTAAACCTACTCCTACTAAAGCAGTTAAAAATGGTAAAATGATTGCTGATCTTGAGTACTTCTTAATGGGTGAAAGAGGGGATCAATATAGAAAAATTGGATGGCCTAATACTATTCCTACTACTTATCTTGTAGATCCTTCTGCTGAGTATAACACTATTGACATCGAATTCTCTTATCAGGGTGAAGGTGAAAATATTCAAAAATCCAAGAAATCTATTACTATTGTAGTACCTAAAGTTGGGGCAACTAATTCAGTAAGTAATGTACTTACAAATAGTATAATTACTGCAATTAACACTGCAACAAGTTTGTCAATCACTGCTCTTGGCACAGAATCATGAGAGGGCTTAATTAAAGGCCTTTAATATAAAAGGGAGGCTATTAAATTAGCTTCCCTTTATTTTTAACATTTAAACAAGTTTTAAAATATGATAAAATTCAATGAATTAAAAATAGAAAACTGTAATAAAACTTTAGTAATAGATGCTTCAGTAATTGATTTACCGTATTATACTAATATATATATCGAGTCAATAACAATTGATACTTAGGATACTTATGTAGGTACTGGACCAAGTTCAACATCATTATTTAAATATATAGTACCTGTAGATCAATCATTAAAGACTGTAAGATTAGATTTAAATTCTACAGTATTAAATGCTGGATTTGATACTAATCTTTTATTTGTATATGTTAGTGTAAAAGGTGTAGCTGCTATTGATGTTCCATGTGGAATGGATAATGTACATACTATAGGTGTTGTTACAAATTTATATCCTATATACAAACAATCAATAAAATTATTATCAAGTATATCAGATGATTGTTAGAATCCACAAGACTTAGTTAGTTTTATATTAAAATTAAATGCCTTAGATTTAGCTATTAAAACTTGTAATTATGTAACAGCAATTAAATATTGGAAAAAATATTTTACAGGAGCTACATTAAATAATGTATTAACAAATAAATGTGGATGTAATGGATAAACTTAATGAAACTTTACTAAATGGATTAGATAGATATTTTAATCATTTAGCTAATTTTGGTAAATCTACTAAGAATCAACAAAATACATTATTGATATTCTTACATATAAAACAAATAATGGAATCTTCAATGAATATATACATCAATGAAGAAGATTACAGAATTCTGGAAAATGTATTACATTGTTTATTTGGAAAATCTTGTTTGTTAGAATATAATTCTTTTAAAGGTGGAAATTCATTATTTGATAATATAAGTTTGACAAATTATCTCAAGTTACTTGAAGTTAATAATATTAGATTTACTGAAAATGATGATGTTAGATTTCAACAAATGTGACATAATTACTTAAAAATATAAAATAAATTATTAAGTCCCTTCTTTTATACAAAACTTTTTTGTATATTTGCAGGGACTTTTAATTTATAAAAATATGAATGAAATAGAAAAAGTATTAAAACTGTTTAGAGAGAAGACATATCTTATTATTATGGGTGCAGGTAAAATATCAAAAAGATATAATGTTTCAGTAGAAAATGTTATGGCTGCCAGAAAGATTATACATGCGGAAAAAAAGAAAAAGAATAAAGCAAATATTTTAATTTTTGATATTGAAACAGCTCCTTTGAAAGCATATGTTTGGCGCAGATGGAATCAAAATATATATTTAGACCAAACTATTTCAGAGTGGTATATGATTTGTTGGAGTGCTAAATGGTTAGGTTCTAAAGAAGTATTTTCAGAATGTCTTACACCCAATGAAATTAAAATAGAAAGTGATGATAGAATAGTAAAGAAATTGTGGACACTTATTGATCAAGCAGATATAGTAATTGCCCATAATGGTAAAAGATTTGATGTTCCTAAAATAAATTCAAGATTTATAATGGCAGGTTTACCACCAACATCATCATATATTCAAATAGATACAAAGGAAGTTGCAGCTAAACAATTTGGTTTTAGCTCAAATAAACTTGATGCTTTAGCAGGATATTTTAATATTGAACATAAAGATGATACTGATTTTGAATTGTGGGTTAATTGTATGAATGGGGATCAGGCATCGCTTGATTATATGGAAACATATAATAGAAAAGATGTTACAATTTTAGAACAAGTTTATCTTAAACTTAGACCATGGATTAAAAATCATCCTAATATTGGTTTATATCAGGAAGATTGCAATATGGTTTGTCCAACATGTGGTTCAAAACATATAGAAGAAGATGGTAGTTTCTACTATACATCTGCAAACAAATATAAAATAATGAGATGTAACGATTGTGGTGCAACATCAAGAATGCGTAATACATCTTATCCAAAAGATAAAAAGAAAAACTTAACAGCAAGTATTTAATATGAGTACATATAGATAGTTAACATATCTTGTTTTAGATGAACTTAAAGGATAGAGTGATGATTTTACATATACTGAAGATCACATTATATTTCTTTTAGATAAATATAGAGCATTTTTATTAAAACAAAGATATTCAGATATAAAGAAACAAATGCCTGAAAGTAATTATCAGACATTATGTTTAGATTTAATTTAGGTACCAGCTATATCAGGAGATACTTGTGAAGGTGGTATGTATTTAAGAAGCAAAGATAAAATTCCTAATTTAATGTAGCTTGGTTCTCCAAGAGTAACTTCAACAGATTATTATTAGGGTGATTTTAATTATGTTAGTAGAGATAGAATGCGTCATGTTGGCAATAATAAATTTTTGAAGAATATGATATATACTTCAATATCTCCAGATCAATATTTATATTTTAAATCACAAAATTCAGAATTTCTAAATCTCGAAAAAGTATAGATGACGGGTATCTTTCAAGATGCTTCTGAAGCTGCACAGCTTTCTTGTGGGACTGATGTTCCATGCGATGTACTTGATAGCACCTTTCCATTAGAAGAAGCTCTTATTTCGCCTCTAATTGAGTTAATAACTAAAGAACTTTTAGGTGCTTCTTATAGACCAGAAGATAGTAATAATAATGCTAGTGATGATCTTTCAAACTTAATTAGTTTTATAAGAAGAAATACTAAATCTGCATTACAAAAATAGATTGAAGACTAATGAAATACGAAGAGTTCAGAAGAAAGATATTAAAATTATGTGAAAAAAGAAACCATAAAGTAAAGAACTCTTATGGTGTATATGATGCTTTTAAATATTATAGAAAACATAGACCTAAAGATAATAAATATGTTTTAACTGAATCTTAGTATTTTGCAATTATACGAAACATTAATAATATTTTAGCAGATAATTTACTTGAAAATAATGATATTAGGTTTCCATTAAGAATGGGAACATTAGAAGTTAGAAAGAGACTTGGTACTGTAAAAATAGTTGATGGAAAATTAGTTAATAATTTACCTGTAGATTGGTATACAACTCTTAAATTGTGGGCTGAAGATGAAGAATCTTATAAAAATAAAACTATTATAAGATTGGAAGAAGATGAAATATTTATAATCAATTATAATAAGAGAAAAGCTATTTATAACAATAAGATGTTTTATCAATTTAATGTAAATAGAAAACTTAAACAAAGACTTAAAGAATTAATAAAAAATAACGAAATAGATGCATTTGAATTATGGCAGAACAACAAT